TGTGATTAAATCTAAGATTTTCTATCCAACTTTTATTACTGGTCTATCTGGTAATGGTAAAACACTAAACGTTTTACAGGCATGTGCCGAACTCAAAAGAGAATGTATCCGTGTCAACGTGACTATTGAAACAGACGAAGACGATTTACTTGGTGGTTTCAGATTAGTTAACGGTGAAACTGCATGGCACGATGGTCCAGTTGTTGATGCAATGAAACGTGGTGCAGTTCTATTACTTGATGAGATCGACCTTGCATCAAATAAGATTATGTGTTTACAACCTATCTTAGAAGGTAAGGGTGTGTTCTTAAAAAAGATCAACGAATACATCGAACCTGCCAAAGGGTTCAATGTGATCGCTACTGCCAACACTAAGGGTAAGGGTTCTGAAGACGGTAGATTTATCGGTACCAATGTTCTGAATGAGGCGTTCTTAGAAAGATTCCCTGTAACTTTTGAACAGTCTTATCCTTCACTAAAGATTGAAGAAAACATTGTAAAGAACGTTTTCCAATCTCTTGGTATTAATGACAATGAGTTTGCAACAAACCTTGTCAAATGGGCAGACGTTATTAGAAAAACTTTCTATGACGGTGGTATTGATGAGATCATTTCTACCAGACGTATTGTTCACATTGCCAATGCTTATGCAATCTTTAAAAACAAGATGAAGGCAATCCAAGTTTGTACTAACAGATTTGATGAAGACACTAAAAACAGTTTCCTTGACCTGTATACCAAAGTCGATGCAGGTGAAGACCTCAGTCAATTAAATCAACCTGAGGAAATGGTTTCCAATGATAGTGAGGAGAACGAAAACTTTTAGTATGAATAAAACTGATCGTTTAAAACCTATCCGTAATGTAGACCTCAACCAGGCGTCTTCCAAGGCGCCTGGCATAATGACCGAAGATGAACATTATTACAAATCTTTCTTTGAAAGTATTAATGAAAAACTCTCGGTCATGGATGATGAGGTCGAAGAAATTCTTGGATTTAAAGTCCAAGATAATACAGAAAGTTTAAATCGATTATATAAACAGATTAATGATATAATCAATGCAACACCAGTAATTAAAACAGATTACATTGGTAAGTTAATGAAGAAGTTTATGGATGAAGTGGCACATACACACCAAGGCATGATGATCGAGGCAGATAAAAGTGGTAAACATAAAGCCGCAAGAGATTTAGATAATCAATATCGAAAAGAAATCGATAGTATGGAAGATGATATCAGAGAATTAGAAAGAGATAAACAAGATTTAGAAGAAAAGGTGGATCGAATAGAAGGTAGATTAAGAGAACTACAACACGATTACACTGTTGAAACAAGATTTAAAGATGCAGAAATTAAAAGATTAAGAGATTTGGTTGACGGTGTTAAAGAACCTAAAACTAAAGATGTGAAATGGTCAATATAAAGGGGGTGATAAATTGACTACACAAATAAACGTAAGAGTTTTCAATAATAATGTTGAGAAAGCAATTCGTGTCCTCAAGAAGAAAATGCTGAAAGAGGGTATTATCAAAGAATTGAAACAAAGACGTTATTATGAAAAACCATCCGAGATGAGGCTCAGAGAAAACAAAGAGAATATTCGAAGATGGAGAAAAGCACAAAGACGAAGAATGGAGCGTGAATAAATGCTAAAATCGTTTTTCAATATACTTAGTGACACGGTGTCACCTAAGGGAAAACAAAAAGATGTCGTTATGGAAATGGCATCAACAACAAATAAGGAGAATAGTAATATGGGAAGAAAAGCACTAACAAGAACACAAAAGTTCTTAAATGCACTTCTAAGAGGTGGATCCATCTCATGGAAAGATGCCCAAAATGTATATGGGTTTAAATCTCCAAGAACTGTCGTTGATGGTTTGAGAAGAAAAGGTCATATGGTGTATATCAATAAAGATTCAAAAGGTACATCATATAGAATCGGAGCACCCACAAAGGAAATCATTGCTGCTGGTTTAGCTGCAACAGGACAATTAGTTTACACTAACTAATCATGTTTGATATTCCGACTTATACACCTCTAGTTGTTCTTGTGGCAATGGGACTTATCATTCACAGTGTGACTGGTAATAAATCGACAACCACTGAAAAGAAAAAAACTAGAGGTCGTAAGAAGAAAACATCTTAAAGACTTGGGGGGATTTAATTCCCCCCGCTTGAAATTTTATAAATAATGATTATATAATATTATAGAACGCCATGACGGGTTCTGTAATTAGTCGCTTTAAGGAGGACAAACAATGACACTAACTACATTTAATAAACTAAGACCCTTTTCAGTAGGGTTTGATAACATCTTCGATCAATTTGATAGACTGTTGGACACACCAGCACCTACTTATCCACCATACAATCTGATTAAATCAAAAGACGGTGATAACTATAAAATACAAATTGCATTGGCAGGATTTGATAAATCTGATGTAGATGTTGAAGTAAAAGAAAATACACTCACAGTTAAATCAAAAAAAGATACAGTAGAAAGTGAAGAAGAAGTTTTATATAAAGGTATTTCTACTCGATCATTTGAAAGATCATGGACACTGGCAGATGACATGAAAGTCCATGGTGCTAAATTTGAGAATGGGTTATTGGAGATTTCTTTAGAGAGAATTATTCCTGAAGAAAAGAAACCAAAAACTATTGACATACAATAATTAAATGTGGGGTGTGCGGATTGTCGCACATCCCTTTTTACACTTGACAACTTACCTATAACATGATAAGGTATAGTTATAAATTATGAGGTATTATATATTATGAACAAACAAATTGAAGTAAGTAAACCAGAAGTTCTTAAAAAAGAACCAAATTTATTTTATAAAAATAAACCTAAGAAACGTGTAGAGGTATGGACTCTTTTAGAGTTAATAAAAAATGTCAAAACAGGTGATATAAATCCAGATCCTATAGCACAACGACCACAAGTTCCTGAAAAAGATAAACCAAAAAAGATAATTGAATCATTAATCAATTCTGGTACATTCGGTAGTGGTATTATTCTTAGAGATATTCGAAATGATGTTGAAGCACAAAAATTATATCCAAAAGTATCTTATTTAGTTATTGATGGTGGTCATCGTATTCGTTCTCTTATTTCTTTTTATGATGGTCAATTGATTATTGAAGATGTAGATGGAAAGAAAATCACATATAGTGATATAGAATCAGTTTTCTTTGATCTGTCTAAAGAACAAATTTCAGTAACAATTTATATTTGTAATTCTGAACAAGCTAAACAAATTTTTCGTAATGTTAATAAAGTTACTCAGACTGTTTTTATGGAAGATGTTATGGCAGATGAAGTATCTATTCCTTGTAGAAAGATAAGAGAAACTGTAAGACCTTATAAAGAATATAATAATGTTCCTCACGATCTATTTAAAACAGAAAGAACTAAACAAGGAACACTAGTACCTAGTTATTTTGCAGGAACAATAAATCCTAGACATAAATGGTTAGAGTATGTTTGTATTGCTGTTATTAAATCTATTAATGGCGGTAACGTGTCTGCTGGTGAAAAAGAAATAACAGAATTATCTGAACAATCAGACATTAGTTCAAAAGATATGACTATTGTTAAAAGATTTTTAGATGATGCACTTTTATTAAGTAAAAATAGAAAACACAAATGGGATCAAAAAACATTTGGTTTATTTCAACTTGTTTGGTTTGGTTTGTTTAATAAAAATAAAAATTTCAAAATAGATAATTTTGATAAATTTAAAAAGTCTTTTATGAAAAGATATGCAAAACTAACTAAAAAATCTGATTCAAGTACCTTATGGAAAGGTAAAGAATTTAAATATGATGATAAACCACAAATTGTAACAAAATGGTTTTATAAGAATCTTACTACTTTTGGTACTGGTAAAATCCAAGAACTTTGTTTTGAAATGTTTATTGATGATGTATCTATTGAGGATCTTGGTGTAATATTTCGTGATAATAATAGAACAGTACCCAAATCAGAAAAAGAAAAACAACTAGCATTACAGGGTTATGTCTGTTATATGGACAAATTGGAACTATCTTTAGAAGACGCTGTTTGGGGACATAATATGTCTTGGGCCCAAGGAGGTAATACTGTTGATGGTAAAGTGATCAGAAAAAGTCATAATAAACAAATGGGACAACTGAGTTTCGATGAATATATGAAAGTACTTGACAATCGAAAATAGTTATGATATAATAGTAACTGATGTTTAAATACAATGAAAAAAAGATTCTCAAAGAGATAGAAGACTATATTGAATCCACCTATGGACAACATTATTCTTCTAAAGATATTCAGGTGCAAGACTTATTTCAAAGTATAGGTATTGCACCCGATTTTTGTCGTGGTAATGCGATGAAATATCTTGCCAGATATGGCAAGAAGAATGGTAAGAATGAAAATGATTTATTCAAAGCCATACATTACATTATATTATTGATAACAAGTGAAAGGCTAGACAATGCAAATAAGCGAAAGCACTAGAGAAGTATTAAAGAATTTTGCTGAGATTAATCAAAACTTATTAGTTAATCCTGGCAAGAAACTTTCCACTATCTCTACAATGAAGAACATCTTGGCAAAAGCTGAGATTGAAGAAGAATTTCCACAAGAAATGGGTATCTATGATTTACATGAATTTCTTGGTACTCTTGGTTTGTTTTCTAAACCTGTGTTGAAATTCGATGAGAAAAATATGGTCATCAATGAAGACGGTGTTTCTACAAAAACAAAATACTTCTTTAGTGATCCATCTGTGTTAGTTGCACCAACAAAAGATATTAAAATGCCACCTGTTGATGTGTCATTTACACTAACACAAACTGATCTATCAAAGGTCAAAAAGGCATCTGCTGTGATGCAGTTACCTGACATTACTGTTACTGCTTCGTCTGGAGGTGATATCTTTTTAACGGCAGTTGATAGTAAAAACTCAACATCAAACGACTATTCAGTCAAAGTAGGAGATAATGCACCTGCAGACTTTACTTTTCATTTTAAGGCAGAAAACTTTAAATTGATTGACGGTGATTATGATGTCGAAATATCAAAATCATTAATCAGTCATTTCAAGCATAGAAGCAAAAATGTAGAGTATTGGATTGCACTAGAACAAACATCTAAGTACGGTAGTTAATCGTGGTTGAAAACGATAACTTTTTATGGGTTGAGAAATATCGCCCACGTACAATAGATGATTGTATTCTACCAGATGCACTTAAAGAAACCTTTAAGACGTTTCTGGCACAAGG